CTTAAATTAAAAAATATAATAAACTATAATCAAAATTAAAAATGAATAAATTAACAATTATATTAAATTGTATAATACATATAATATTAGTATTAATATTTGAAGGTATTTTTTTATTTGGAGTTTTATATCCTCTTTTAAATAAATTATCAAATAGATATTTAGGAATTATTAATAATTATATATATTCGATATTATATCCCGATGATTATTATAATTTAAATTATTATATAAATGAAAAACATCATTTTCATTGTTATACAAATGAGAATAAATGCTGTAAAATACATAAATGTAATCATAACTTAATGATTAAACCAGTATATCAAAGTTTATTTATGAAAAAAAATAATGCTGATAATTTGAAAACATTTAACAATGATACTAAAAATATGTTGTTTAATAATGGATATACCAAAGAACAAGATTATTTATCTAAACAAAAAAATAAACCATATATGGTTTATTTTATAATTCAAGGATGTTTAGTTATACTTGCTATAATATTAATAGTTATATCTTTCTATATGAACATAAATATTAATTATAAATTTATAATAATTAATTCTATTATAATATTTTTTGTTATATGTATGTATGCTGCAGCAATTTTATGGCTTGATGTATTTTCTCAAGATTATGTTCTTAATATAGAAAAAGGAATATATCAAAGTTTTAATGATGTATTTAATGAAACTGCTTAATATAAAATATAATTAAACTATAATTAAACTATAAATAAAATATAATTAAACTATAAATAAAATATAATTAAATTATAAATAAAATATAATTAAACTATAAATAAAATATAATTAAATTATAAATAAACTATAAAAATATAAAATATGAATAAAAGTGCCTTTATTTTTAATATTTTACTAGATGTATTTATAGTATTTACTATATTTTCAATTTATTTTTATATACTTATAAAATTCTTTTTGCATCACTTTGAAGAATATACAATTGTATATTTTTTTAAACATAATTTAAAATATTATGATTATATTATATCTTCTTATAAAAATTCTATGTATTATAAATTGAACCCTAAATTTATACCAAATGCTATAAATAAAAAAATTAAGCAAATTAATGAGAAACCAATAACTACTGATTATAAACTTACAGATATAATTGTATCGACAACAATTATAAGTTTTGCTTTATTACTATGTATTTATTTTGTATTTGATAGAAAAAATATAATGTTACATATAAACTTAAATAATATATTATTTACAATAATTATAAATTTAGTATTAATAATTAGTTTTGAATGTATGTTTATTTTTTTTGTGTATGGGAATACAAATTTAATAAATATAGGACATATTTTAGGATTACAAGTTAAAAACTAATATTTTATTTATAATATTATTCTATATAAACTAATAGTTTAGATAAATTAACATTTTTATTAATTTAAAAAAATAATACATAAGTAATTTAAAAATTAATTAATAATTTTATATTTAATTATATATAAAATTTACCAATAATATTTATTAATATTATTATTATTAATTAAATTCAATATTAAAAATTAAAAAATGAGTGAAGAAACTAAAACAACTACAGAAACTAATAGTGATTTAGTTTCAACAACATCTAATGATTTTTCAAAATATGTATTTCATCTATGGACTTCAAAAACTCCTCCTATTAAATACCTTACTGAACTGCTTAAAGATTTATTAACTGAAGGTAATTTAGAATGTAGCGAAGATGGTATTAAATTGCTTTCTATTGATTCTGGAAGAACTGTATTAATTCATTTGAAATTAGATAAGTCTAGTTTTGAAGATTATAAATGCGAACAACCCATTGTGTTAGGTGTTAATCTAGAACATTTTTTTAAAATTATAAAAAATATGGAAAATTCTGATACATTAAGATTATTTGTAGAAAAAGATAATGTCAATAGGTTAGGTATTGAACGTTATAATAAAGAAGAAAATATTAAAAATACTATTTTTCAAAGTTTAATTGATATTCCAGTTCAAAGGCGTGATATTCCATCGCCTAGTTTTAAAAGTGTTATTGTTATGTCAAGTTCTCGTTTTCAAAAAATATGCCGTGAAATTAGTCAATTTAGTGAAAAAATAGAAATTACTTGTGCTGGAAATCAATTAATTTTTAAAGGTTGTAATGAATGTTCATCTCAAGAAATTAAAATTAAACCAAGTTCAAATGGAATGTTATTTGAACAAAATAATCCAGATGAAATTGTCCAAGGTGTATTTAAATTAAAACATTTAGTTCAATTTAGTAAATGTTCTAATCTTTCATCTAACATTCGTATTCTTATTCGTAATGATTACCCTATTGTATTACATTGTGATATTGCTGGTCTTGGATTTGTAAGATTATGTTTAGCACCTAATGCCGAAGAAGATTAATTAAGTTTTGCCAAAAGCAGGATTTAGAAAATCCCGCACGCAAATATAGTGCAAATTATTTTTTAATTTTTGTTATATATTTTAGTTAAGTTTTTTTTAAAAACTTAGTTTTAGTTAAGTTTTTTTTAAAAACTTAGTTTTAGTTAAGTTTTTTCTAAAAACTTAGTTTTAGTTAAGTTTTTTCTAAAAACTTAGTTATAAGTTAATACTTATAAAATAAAATACTAATCCAAATAAGACAGATTGTATAAAGTTTTTTTCAATAAAAGGATATTTATCAAAACATTGTAGTAATTTATGAAGTAAGTTAGAATTCATTATATAAAATAACATTGAGAATAATAATGCTTTTAAAGCAACATCTTTTACAATGAAATCAAAAGAAGGAGTAATATCATTTTGATAATTTAAATTAGGGTTTGTATCAATCGTATTTGACATTATTTATAAGTATAGAGTTAGAATAAAATTATTGAGTTAGAATAATATATTAATATTAGTTTTAATAGTATTAATAATTAATTAGATAATATATAAATAAAAATATTAAAATTATATTATAAAAATAAAAATTATAGTATTATAAATTACAAATTATAGTATTATAAATTACAAATTATAGTATTAAAACTAAACACACTATTTATGTGTAATTTATTTCATACTTTCAATAACTTTATTTTTTAATTCTTGTAAATCAAAAAAATAGTTTAAATGTTTATTAGGGTCTAATTTAGTAACTAAATTTAAACTACCAATTGGTTTTTCTTTACCAAAATTTTTTGAAATTACAAATGTATTATAAATTAGAAAATCAGGAATATCTTTAGGTGGTTTATAATCAAATGATGATTTAGAGTCATTACCTAATAATTTACCTCTAACAGTGCTAAATTTTACAAAATATTCTTTGTTTAAACCAGAATTACAAGCAATAGTAGTGCTATATCCATAATATAAACAAGCAATTACACGATTAATAATATCTTCTCTAGTTTTGGGAGGAGTTGTAGGTGCGGATTTGTTTCTTGCTTTAAATTGTGTTAATGTAAATAAATCCATATACTTAACTCTACGCATCGCATTTATCTTATCATTTGGATTAGTATATGTTTTTCCACCTTTCATCGTTTTAAAAGTATTTTTATACTTATTTGTAGTCATTATTCTATTATTTAAATTGATTGAGTTTCGCTTTGTGTTGATTTGTCTTTTAAAGAAGTGTCTGGTGCTTTTTTTTCTAAAGGCATTTCTAGAGTTAGTAGATTTAGAGTAAACTCCTCCAACATAGTTATTAGTTTTAGTAAATAAATGACGCTTTGTTTTGCTATTGTAAAAAGTTGTTTTATTAGTTGGTCTAGATTCATCTTTATTATATAATAAGTTTTTATTATTTAATTTAAATCCTCCATTCATAGTAAATTTACCAATATTTTTAAACTGTTGTAATTTTGAAAATTCTTCTAATTTATATTTTTTAGTTTTTGAATCTTGCTTTGTAATTAATTCTCTTAGTTTAATATGAGTTTCTTTAATTTCAAGAAGGACTTTATTATTTAAATAATTATTTTTTGTAAAAGCAAATGGGTCTGTAGAATGTAAATAATTATTAACTATATTTAATAATGTAATATGGTCGCTTTCACTATAAATTAAATTATTTATAGTTTTATTATAATGTTCGAGTTTTAATTTATCTTTTTTGTCTTCATCTGATAATTCTATAATTATATCACTTAAATTAGATACATGATGTAAAATTGCTCCTAATATAATAGTATAATCCATACAATTAAAAAAATAACCACAAATAATCATTTTTGCTATTTTAATATCAAATTTATCAAAACCATCACTACATATTAAACCTAATCTAGATAAATCACCATTAGGGTCTATAAAATCCATTTCTTTAAGATTAGTATAAGCCGATATAACATATTCTTTAAAACGTCCAAAAGGTTCTATCATATTTTTTACGAAGTTTAATGTTTTTTGAATATTATTTTCATTTTCTGTCAATTTAAGTAAGTTTAATAAATTTTTTGTAAAATCCTCTTCTAATATTTTAGGTTGTGTAAATTCATTAAAATTATTAAGTTGGTCTTTTGTATATAATTGAATACATTCACCCGCACACGTGCGTCCTGTTCTACCACATCGTTGTCCAATATTTGCTTGTGTAGTATAATTCTTACCATTAACAAAACAATAACGTTTAGCATCAAAGGATTTTGTATAAGCAATACCTGAATCAATAATATATTTTAACTTACCTTTAAATGTAATACTACTTTCAGCCATAGGAGTAGCAATAATAATTTTTCTAGCATACCCTTTTGGTGTAGCTTCTCCAGTAGCATTATCAATTTCTGATTTAGTGTTTTTACTCGTTAGTTTATAAACCATAGGTTTATTATCAGCATGAAAAATATTTATATTATTATTAATTTTTTTAATTAATGTTTTAATATCACTTTCACTTGCTAAAAAAATTAAAATATTACCAATTTTATCATCGGCATCTTTAGAAGCTTCAATCGTTTTCATAATTTCTAATACTTTATCATAAGCCAAATTACTTAAACCTGACGCATTACTAGGTCCTTTTTTTGTTTGTAATTTATTAACTACAGGATATGTTGTTCCCGCATCAGGTAATGAATAAATTGAATAATCATAACCGTGTCCTATTCTTTTAAAATAATCTTCAAAAATAGAAGTATCCATTGTAGCACTCATAAATATAATTTTAAAATTTGGTCTTTTTTTTAAAATATTCATCACTAAAGAAATTACTGTATCAATATCTAAAGAACGTTCATGAACTTCATCAATAATAATACCACCATAATCTTCTAAATAGGGGTCTCCTCCAGTAATCATTCCTTTAACACTACCATCCGTTGTAAATAATAATTTTGTTGTTTTATCAAAATATTTTTTTTCATCCCCGTGTTTATAACCTACTATTTTATAACCTGTAGGAAATTTACCACCATATTCATTAGTTTCATTTTTTTTATCTATTATTGTATCACCTTTATCATCTAAATGAAATAACGGTACATCTAATAAAGTTGAAGCCCATACACCTGCACTTGCGGTAGTTTCTTGACGTGGTGTTGTAACAATAATTTTTTTTTCATAACCAAAATAATGTAGTAATAATTTAGGAATAATAACTGTTTTACCAACACCAGTAGGTAAACTAAGAATTAAAATTTTATTATTATGTATTTTTTTTAATATTTTTATTCTATCTGTATATGCTGTAAATAAAGTCCACCCTTTTGGGTCCTTATTGAATGCGAATTTACTATATATTTTAGAATAAGGTTGATTTGTTAGTGGATTTGGATATTTACCTTCAGGGTCAAATAAACCATCAGGACGTATTTTAAATGATGACATTTATTATACTATATATATATATATATATATGTTATTATATTATATATATATATATATATAATTTAATTGAAAAAGAAATTTATAAATAAAATAATATAAAAAAAATTTTCATTTTTTATTTTTTCTACAGTGCTTTTTTATATGTTTACCACAGTGCTTTTGGCACCAGAAGGCGTTGGTATTATCCGTACGCTTACCTGTCATGATAGGTTCGGAACAATACGTGCACTTTCTTGGTGTGGTTCGCACATCCGTTAAGGGTTCGCGAGAGGCTTTCTCTCTTAAAGCTGCTGCTGCCCGTGCTTTTGTATATTTTTGGAACAGTATGTCTTGTTCTTTTTTCGAGAGTCTTCTGCGTATAGCTCCCCCGGCTAACGTGTTATACATCCATGCTAGATCCCCACCAGAAGCAGTAGCAAAAGCAGAAACATCAGCAGCAGAAGCAGCCTTTTGTGCTGTTGATTCTGTGGATGATATGCGTACTGCTGCTGCTGCTTCTGCTTCTGCTGCTGCTGCTTCTGCTTCTGCTGCTGCTTTTGCTGCTACTTTTGCTGCTGCTGCTTTTGCTTCTGCTGCTGCTTTTGCTGCTGCTGCTTTTGCTTCTGCTGCTGCTGCTTTTGCTGCTGCTGCTTTTGCTTCTTCTGCTGCTTCTGCATTCTGTGGCTGGGGCGTGAACGATAAGCGTGCCCGCTTATGAGAGTGGTAGTATTGCGAGTGGTCTTCTTCGGGTTTCCGCTTACAAGAGTGGGGGTGGGGGTCTTGCGAGTGCGTAGACATTTTTGGCAATGACTACTATGTAATTACAATAATAAAAAATAAAAATATCAATTTTTTGCATTTTTTCTATTTTTTCTATTTTTATTTTATTTATGTATCATTTAATAACTTTATTATTGAATACAAAATAAAAGAGTGTATTATAATTTTATCTTATATAGTTTATGAGTTATATTGAATTTGAGTATGTAGTTTTTTTATTTTAAATGTAAAAATAAAAAGTTTTTTATAATTATATTTTTAAAATTATAATTTTTGTGTTTCATTTTTCTTTTTATTTGGGGTAATTATAAATCATTGTATTTAATATAATTATTTAATTATATAAATAATAAATACAATCATTTATTTAAGAATAACCATATATACTTTAATATGTTTTTTTAACACTTACATTTAATGAATTTTTTTTCCTTATTTGTGTGATATCAACTTCGTCAGTATCTTGATTTTGTTCTGTATAATTATTACTATGATGTTGCCAAAATTCAGGAGCACCCATTTTAAAAGGTTGATGATTATCAGCCTTATACCAATATACCATATCTTCTAATTTATTACTTTTACAGGTATTATCTATGACTAAACATTCATAATTTTCAGTACATTGGTTCATTACTTGACAGAATATTTCAAAGGTAGGAAACATACCCGCATAATGTTCATATAAACGTTTGCGATTAGAAACATAATTTTCACGGAGAATAAATACATAATCTACATTACCTCTTAATGCGGGTGGAATACCCAATGAGAACTGCATAGTAATTAAAAATAAGAGTTTAAAATGCCTACCATTCATAAATATTTGTTTAATAGTTGTATCTTTAATCCAACTAGGATCATACATCAAATCATCTAGAATTAAATAAGCAAAAGGGTCAATATTACTTCTACCATACATTCCTTCTTGTTGTTTCATTTTACTAACTACTATTTTTTGTCTCTTTACTAAATTTGCTACTATTTCAGGACTAAATTCTTCGTGTATAAAAAGACTAGGCATTAAATCACCATAAAACCTATTAGAACCTTCAGTCGCTGATATAACAGTTCCTATTGGTACATCACGTTTATAATATAATAAATCTTTTACTAAAAAACTCTTACCTGTATTACGTTTTCCAATCATCACTACAATACTTCCATTTCCAATTTTACTCATATCAAATTTTTTTAAATTTAAATTTGCCATTTTTATAGTTATTTTAATATAATTAGTTTTTATTAATTTTTATTAGTTTTTAATAGTTTTTAATAGTTTTATTAATTTTTTATTATATATAATACTAATATTTTAATAGATTGTTTATATAGTATATTAAACGTAAAAATAATTAAAATACAAAAAAAATAATTAAAATACAAAAAAAATAATTAACTAAATAACAATTAATTCATTAACTAAATAACAATTAATTCATTAACTAAATAACAATTAATTCATTAACTAAATAACAATTAATTCATTAACTAAATAACAATTAAGTAAATAATAATTAATTCATTAAATCATCTAAATTTGGTGTTGTCATATTTAATGTAATTGTTTCTTTAGGAGTATCATTTTTAGAGGCGGTAGAAGGATTATATGTAGAGGGCTTTTTATATGTTGTTGTAGGTTTATATTTACCGCTATTTCTATAATAATTTTGCTCTTTATTTGCCTCACTTAATAATGGATTATTATCATATAACCCTTGTATATTCGTATAAAATTTAGCATCTATATTTTCAGTAAAAACTTTACTCATTTTCTTTTCACATGATAAACAAATACCCTTTTTCTTACGTGGGTTATTAAATTTAACTAATGGAAAGCCACACGTTTGACATTTAAATATAATTTCTTTTTCTTTTTTCTTAAATATATCTAGACCATACATACATAAATAACAATTACCACATATTAATTCTAAATTAAAACTTGATAAATCATTCTGGATATTGTTTTTACGATGTAGAATAAGTTGTATCGGATTATCTATCCATAGGTTTTTTACTTTACATTTTTTAGTAGAACAACAATAATCTGTAATAAGTTTATGTTTTAATAATAAACAAATAACTGCTATATCATTTGTAAAAGATGAGTTTTTAATAAGAATTTTTTTAAAATATAAATCTTTAGTATAAAAATCTATTGTTTCTTCATTAAACTCAAAACTTTGCTCTTTTTTTGTTAATTTAATCTCTTTTTTTTCTATTGTCTCTCCTTTTTTAGTTTCTTTTTTCTCTATTTTTTTAGGGTCTTTAGATTCTTTAGTTTCTTCTACAATAGTTTCTTTTTTTTTAGAAGTCTTTACTTGTATCTTTTTAGGTTTAGTTTTACTATTTTTACTAATCGTATTAATATCATTATCATCACTATCAGCATCGCTATTATTTACACTATTATTAGTTGAAATTAGTGATTCAAATGTAGTTGATATTGGAATAGAATTATTTATAATAGATGTTTTTTCTTCATTATCAGAATTACAATTATCATCACTATCACTATCCATATCAATAATTACATTGTTATGTTCATCATCATCATTATCATCATCGCCATAACTATAATTATCATATTCAAAATCATCACTATTATTATCACTATTGCATTCATATTCAAAATCAGACATTTTTAAAGTTTATTTTTAATTCTAATATTATTTTTAATTTTATAGTTATTAATTTTTTAAATCAATTTTAATATTAATTAAAAATCAATTTTAATATTAAATAAAAAAATCAATTTTAATATTAATTAAAAAATAATTAATATAAATATAAAAATAGAAAATAATTAATAAAAAATTGATTTTAAAAATTATATAATTAAAAAGTATTTTTATAACTTATAAAAAATGGTTTCTGTATATAATAATGATAATCAAAATGAACAAAAACAACAAGTTATATTAAATAATTTTCTTAAATTTTTCAATAAAAATGAAAATAATGATTTAAAACAATGGGTTAAAAATTTTAATGAGCCAAATGGATTTATGTTTTCGGAAGCAGATGAAATTACTACAATTTGTAATGCGTGCGATCCAAAAGCAGAACTTGCTAATAGTATTGTTTGGTTTTTACGCGAATGCCAACATATTTTTCAAAATGAATAAAATAAACTATTAATTAAAATAAATATTAATAAAAATAAATATTAATAAAAATAAAATAAAAATTGATTATAATTTTTTAATTTTTTTTAACAATAATATAATTTATTAAACAGTAAAATAAATAAAATAAATAAAATGAGTAAAATGAGTAATAAAATAAACAAAATAAACAAAAAAACTACTATTAAACCAGAAAGAGATATAAATTCTAAAAATCAAAAAAAGAAAAAAGCAAAACAATTAAATAGACAATTAAATAAACAATTCGAAAAAATAATTAAAAATTTTAGT